AATCCATAGCCCTCAATCAATTTCAAAATCTCTTCCATTATTTATGGTGTTTGCATCCTTTGAATGTGGCCAGGTCTTTCTCAATCTCCACAATCCTATCTTCACACTCATTGATAATTTTTATTTTCTTTTCTAAGCGTTGCTCCAAAACATCAATATCTTCACCAAGTTGAGCAATTTGAGAATAGGCAATCCCCATACTAAAAAGGATACTAGCTATCCAAATGATATTTCCTATATTAATTGTAAAGTCTTTTTGCATCAAATATAATTTAACACCAAACGACAATGATGTTTGAGGCTGGTTCTTTTTCTTCCATAATTAAAGTCCTAACAAAACAACAATAGTAATTGCACACAAATACACAATAAATAGTTTCAATGTGGCGTTATCCTTGACCTCTTGATTTCTTTTTGTATCCATTTTGGTTCTTGCTAGAGTTCTTACTATGCACCCCTTTTCGTTTTTTACGATTGTTGGGATTGAATTTAAAGCCTACTGATTTAGCCATTATCTATTTTTTCTTTTGTAAATCCACTTATCTACTGTGTAGATAATTGTTAATGATAATAAAATTATTTTTAACAACACCTCAATGTTCGCTAATGAAACGAAGGTGACCGTTCCTAGGTTTAAAATTAAAACATCGCTACATTCTTTTAACAAACTTTTCATTTTTTTTATAGTTTTATTGTGTGCAATAAATAACAACTTCTATTTCTGCATAAAAATCAGGAGCGGTTGAAGCTGGTGTGGCACTTAAAGGGCCAAATGTTGGAATAAGTTGAGAGCCAGCTGCAAGCGTGGCGTGTGTTGCTGAATTCGTTTTTTGAACATATGCGCTGCTAGCGTTCCCAGTTAATGAAAGGGTAGTAAGTTCGGTCATGGTACTATTAGCAGTGCCATCAATAGTAGGAGCGCAACCCCATAAAGAGAAACTAGTGTTAAAAGGTGCGTGAGTATCTGTTTGATCTGAAGATGAATAAACAATGTTAGTTTCTACTATAGTACACTCTCTAATTGCTGAGAACCATGCCCATTTTGTTGCAAAATTATTTGATTTCGTACCGCCATCGACCCAGGGAGCAGTGCCGATATTAAAATTATAGTGCCCCCCATAGCCCATAAAGAACTTTGCAGCATTGGCAACGCTTGGAGAGTAAACAGCATTGATATGTAGACGGTGATAATAGCTATCTCTAAGTTGAGTAACTTGATTAGCTCCTTTAATTAACACAACGCTTCCCTTTCTGATTCTTATGGTGGTGGTGATTCGCGTAAAACTTAAAGAAGTTGCTCCAATAGCTAAATCAGAAACTAGGGTCATATCGTACTCAACGCCAGTTTGTTTATCCACTAAAGTTAAAACCTGCCCTTTGAATAACGGATTAGTCAAAGCGGTAACGGCTAAAGTAGTGTGAGCGGTGGCAGCAATATCAGCGGTAGTGAAAGTGATTCTACTTGATTTTCTATATTCAGCCCCTCCTTTAAATATCATATCTATTTTTTTTAATGCCCAGTGTTTGAACTATCGTTTTCCTCTTCCCAGTTATTTCCTGCTCCTCCAGATGGATCAACAATGTCAATGTTATTGTCTGTAAAATCACTACTAATAACGGCTTGTTCTGCAAAGTAGCTCTCCATAAGCTGGCCCTTAAAGGTGTCAGTATTAGCAGTTAATGTCCCACTCATAGGGATGTAAGTTTTACTATCTTTTGTGTAGGCTTTTGTAAAATCAAAAAGATCACTATTAAAATGCAAGCACGAAATATTTGTTAATTCGGATGGGATGTTTTGACCAGCAAGAAAATCTCTTGAAGCAATTTTTGTAATCCTTTCAGGGTCACCCGTTCCAAAACTTTTCCAATTTTCATTCACTTGCTCTAGCCAGTTTGCACCATCATAAACTTTAATCATTCCATCCGAGCCTATGTAGGGGCCGTCACCAATCATGCAAGTTCCTAAATTGAACAACTCATTTCCTGTAGATTGTTCAGTTTGAAAAACTCTCCCCATTTCAATTAAAGAAGGATTATCAATCTCGTAAGTTATTCCAGCACCCATGTTACCAGAAAAAACAATATTAGAGCCTGTAAACATATTTTGTGTGACAGCACTTCCATCCCAGCCATCAACAATATAATGCTCAATCTTTATCGACATATCCCCCTCTATAGTAGTAGCAAAGCCCAGAGCAGTGTCTAGGACTACCTGAGTGTCAGGATCAAACCCCCCACTACCAGGATCAAAAGTTGAATCCCACATGTTAGCAATGACTAGATAAAAACTTGCTCCTGTTCCAAAACTTGCATCTGTCTGTAGATAATAAGCAACCCCAGCGGCATTGACTATCTTAACATGAATAAGAAGATAAGCCGTAACCTCTCCAGTTAACGTTCCACTAGTTTGATTTATGATTCCGTTTTCATAGAGTCCAATAGTAATATCTAAACCGCTCACCACATATCCAATGTCAGTAAAAGCTCCAGCTGCCTCCCCTTGGTAAAATGTTGGTAATGTAGTATTGAACACTCCTGCTCCCCAGTTGCTATATTGAAAATCCACCCTTTTAAGAGGTGGGAACAAGCTGCTTGTTCTCCCAGCAAGTTGGAAAATATCTACATTATCAATAGGGTAAGATTCGTCAAAAGTTCCAAAGCTACCGAGGGAAGAGTCGTAATCATAAATCCAATACTTTCCATTGACTCCAGCTAGGGGCATGTAGTGGTAAATGTCTGATTGAATAATATTCCACATGCCATTAGAAAAATAAACTCTAGCCCCAAAGCATTTACAAATATCTTGTAAAACATTATACGCTGATTGTGGAACGGTGACGTTATTTGTAGTGACTGCATTATATGCTCTTTTAGGAATTACTGCCGAGAGGTTTAAAGGATCAAAGTTTGTCCCAGCTGTTGCCATTGCATCCTCTCTCCAATTCACACTGGTTCTCAAGTAGTCATCACTAGCAGCAAAGAATTCCCCCGTATTAGTCCAAAGAAGCATCCTTTGAATAATCTGAATGCAAGTCTGTTGAGCTGTAGCTCCGATACTCCAAGAGGTATCAAAATCTTTTCCTTTAAGTAAAGCAAGTCCACACACTGCTTTCAATTTATATGCTGCTGGATTAGATTCATCTCTCCAGGTAGAAGTGTCGGTTAATATTGTCCCCACCCAATAGATTGCAGTAGGATTTAAGGACGTGCCCCTTAAAACTTTAATTCGTATTTTGCCCTGCCCTCTAGTTCTTAAATCTGTTGTGAAAGTATCATCTGTGGCATTTTGAGAAAAGTAAGTAAAAGTTAAATTACTGGCGTGCATGGGATGCCATCTTTTTTTACTAGAGCCTTCCCAGGTCAAATTAAATCCTTTCGGGCCAAGATCAAACTCCGATGATGCGCCAGCCCAATCTTCATCGTATATCTCTACTTTATAAAAAGTCCCCCTGTCTGATTGAAACTGAGCAAATTGTCTAAGGTTCCCGAGTGCCATTATGAAATTCTATTAAATGTATCTTCATATCTTCTACTACTTAAAACAATATCCTCTCCTGATATTGTTCCATAAACCTCAACCGAACTGCCCCCCATTAGAGATTGTAGTTTTGATAAGGGAGCAATAACCTCTGGATTTACGCTCGCGCCACTGTACTCCCCAACGTTGACAATACTTTGGCCAAAAGCGATTCCTCCATCGGCCAAAGCTGGAAGGGGGGCTGCTATTATATTAGCTACTTGCGCTGCACCAGCGATACCAATAGCAACCGAAAGCGGGACGTTAGCACTTGCAAGAGCAGCCGTAATACCAGCCGCTGTGTTGACGGCAGCATTTAGGGCCATTGTAGCCTTATTCATTTTAGCTTGTTTTCTAAGGATTGCGCGGCTTTTCTTTGCAGCATCTTCTTCAATTGCTAATTTTCTTTTTTCAAAATCAGCCTTTAGCTTAAACTCTCTTTTTTCCTGAGCACTCATTGAATTGAATCTTTTTTTATCTTCTTCAAGAAGCATAGCTGTGTAACCATGCTCTCTCTCTAGTTTTAGAAGAGCATCATTTTTTTCAATTTCCACGTTTTCCATTTGCCTCGCATAAAAGCTCTCCATGGACTCAGATAAAGCACCCCAAACCTCACCAGCAATTTGGCCAAAGTTTTGTACTTGACCAGCCATGTTTTCCCAATAATCATCAGACATTCCAAAAGCACCCGATTCCGTATTCTCAATCTCAGGCATTTCAATCTTAGCCATTGTAGGAGCTTTAGAGCCATCGACTCCAGGGAGGTCAACAGCTGAAGCCCCTTTTGATTTTACAGAGGTAAATTCAAATGGTTTTTTCTTATTTGTCTTACCCAATTTACCAAGAGCATTATCAAGATCAAACGTTGATGCAGCTAAATTATCAACGGCTTTAGCGGTTTCTGCTATCTTTTCAGCTGGCTTTTCCTTTTCTAAAAAATCAATGAAAGGGATGTCAATGCGTGGGATTTTGTTAGCAGCTGCTATCAATTGATTTAAAAACATAATCACTCCGTTGACCATAGTTCTAAATGCGTTTCTAACATTAACGGCCATGTCACTAGAGGAGGTTGCTAGAAATATAATGGCCCCGACAGCTAATGCAATCGCGGTAATCAATAAGCCTATCGGATTGGCTCTCATTACTGCATTTACAAATCTAAGTGCTTTTGCAGCAGCCCCAGCAACGGTAGCGAGTTTTCCGAATAAAAAGACCGCTGGCCCTATCGCTGCTACAATTCCAGCTATTACAATAATAGTTTTTTTAGTGCCGTCTGATAAGCCTTTAAATCCATTCACAAGTTTTTGTAGTCTAGATGTGAGAGCTAGTGCAAGAGGCATAATGACATCACCCAGGTCAACGGCTAGCTCTTTGATAGACTCTTGAAGTGTCCTAGTTGCATTCGCTAATCCATCGGAAGTGTTTATATAATCACCCTGAGCATTCGCTGTTTGAGCCATTACCGCTTTGTATCGGATTCCGATCTTCTCAGTTTCGCTCATTGTTTTATTATATCCAAACTGCTTAAGATTGGCTTCCGTTATAATAACCCCAAGTTTTTTAAGAGACTCAGCTTCACCCGTAAAGATTCCAGCTAGTGCGGTTTGAGCTTGTTCAATACCAATATTTTTAAAAGAAGCTAAATCACCAGCTAAACCGACTAAAGACGTACTCATGGCTCCAGCGGTCTCTTGATTTAGCCCCATTGATGTTGACATATCCCCAAAAAGAGAAGCCATCTCTAAGGCACTCCCTTCAGCTATTCCGAAACTGGTTAACGTAGTTTTAGAAAAAGCCTCCACTGAAGCACTAGACTCGCCAAAAGCTACTCTTGTTTTATTGAGAGATTCTTCATAATCAGAGGCCATTTTTACAGAAGCTGCTCCAGCTGCTAAAATTGGAAGAGTGAAATTGACCGATAAATTTCGGCCCGTTTCTTGCATACTTTTCCCTAAATCTTTTAAGCGTTTTGAGTTTTTTCTTAGTCCAGTTTTAAACTCTTTATCATTAAGTAACAGCTTGACCGATAGTTTTTTTTCTCCCATTTTACTCCTCTATATTATTTCCCTATTTAGGAAGTTCAATCTTAAATTTCTTTATAGCGTACAGAGCTGCTTTCTTTCTTTCTTCAGCCTCTTTCTTTTCCTCTTTCTTTTCCCAGTCAAATTTTATCAAATCTTGGGGTTGCAAGTTTTGGCCTTTCTTCTTGTGGGGCTGCATCATTATACAAGCCAGCCACCTTGTTCTTTCCCAGTCGCTCTTTTGTTTAGCTTTTTCCTTTTCTACTGCTCCTCTCTGAATTAAAAAGAATTCATGAAAAGTCAACTCCCAAAATTCTACAGGCTGCAATCCAAAAGAGTAGGCTCTAGCCTCCAAATCATCCCACTCTATTTTTTCTTCAGGGGTTTTTTTTCCCCTTTCCCCTTTCCCTGATTCTCTTGCTTAGCAGAAAAATGCTCTGAAAACACATCTAGTACCTTTTGCAACGCGTCAAAATCATCATCTAAAAGATCAGCAATGTCCTCAGTGGTCATGTTGAACTCCTTACCAGCTTTGCGCGCTCCATCTACTAGGCCTGCTTTAATCAAACAGCAAGCATCATCTAAAGATATATCAGCCCCTAGCTTTTCTAAATCTTGCAAACTCCTTCCCGTTTCTTTTGTAAAGAGGCGTAAGGAATTCATGCCGAAACGGACAGCGTAATCTTTACCGTTTAGTATTACTACTTCAAACATTTTTCGTTGGTTTTTAGTTAGTTAAAAAAGTTGGCTGAGGAGGGCCGAAACCCAACCCCAACCAACGAAATAAATTAAACAGCGGTTTTTGCTATTACTCCCGTTCCTTCTAACGAAACGCTATAAGTGGGTGCATCTTCCACACCGCCAGTCACCTCTAAAGAAGTAAGGATAGCTTCCCCTGTCCACTTGTATCCAGCTGGAGTAGCTAGAGCAAAAGTAAATCCAAGAGGGTCTCTTGCTAGCATTGCTGTAAACAATTCATCAGGATCAGTTGTGCTACCAGTAGAAACAAAATCCATCAATCCATCAGCTGATAGAGAAAAGGATTTTTGCCCTCCTAATAAGTCACGAAAACCAAGAGAATCTTTGTTAGAAATATCAATTGTATCAACTGAAGTTGAAAGTGTGCAGCTTGTAGCGTGCATCAATTTGTACTCAGTTCCGCCAGCTACACTGTCAAGTGTAAGAACCAAGTCTGTGCCATTAAATATAGCCATCGTTTTTTAAGTTAAGTTGTTAATAATTAGTTAGTTAAGTCTGTTTTTTTAACAGAATCTTTTTTAGTTTTTTTAGGTGCATCAAGAACCCCCATTGCTTTTAAGCATCGGTACTCCTTAGAGGTCAGTTTATAACTTTTCCCTTTTTCAAATTTATCGGCTCTGAATGTGCAATCTTTGTATATTTTATATTCCATAATTTTAATATTATTATTTGCTATTTATGCCTAAAGGTTTAAATTAAATCTAAAATCCATGCTATATTGATATATCCCATTGTCACCAAAGGTATCATCAAAAGCATCAGAGCCACCCTCGAAAAATATCTTATCAACTACAACTCCGTTGAAAGTTCCACTCACATAATCAAGAGCTGTCCTAACAAGCCCCACCAATGTTTGCAAATCTTCATAACCAGTATCGTAAACGTTAATCTGTACGGTCACATAATCATATTCGGATACTCCGTTTTTCGTATTGTTAGGTACATCTGAAACAACCTGATAGGTCATAAAGGGGGTGGTCATAGTCGCTGGAACACGATAAGCTGAAGGAAAACAACGAATTCCAGTAGCTGATCCTCCAGCTCCAATCAATGCTGTGATAGCTGAATCTGCATTTAAAATGTTTATAAGTGCTTTTCCTACATCCATTCTATCCTTGTTTTTTTGCCCACCGTTTAGCGATAAGGGTTTTTAATTGGCTAATCACGCTGCTCATTGCCGCTCCTCCTTTTGCTAGAGCAGCTGCATCAAGCATCCTTCTTGCTGGGATGCCAGCCTTTCCATACTCTAAAAAATAAAAATAGAATCCCGTTTTATCTTTGGAAGCCCAAGCTCCTTTTACTCTTGGGCCTACATAAACCGCTGGCTTGCGCCCTCTTGAAACTTTCCCGTTTATTATTGCAATGGATTTTTTAAGTTGACCTGATTGAGCTTCAGAGGCCCTAGCTCCCCTTTTGTTTTTCCATTTAGATAATGAGAGTAATCCTGAATCGATATTTTTTCTAATCTCTGGGACTAAGGGTTTAGCAGCTTTTCTTAGCGCGCTTCTTAGCTGCATTCTCAGTTTGGTGTCTGAGTCTGGAAATAACTGATCCAAATCTTTGATGATTTGTTTCATTTCGTTTTTATCAAATTGAATAACGTTTTCCATTAGTCTAAAATTCCAGCTACGTTTTTATTGTCGCATAATAAAATCAATCCTTCTTTACGCCCCATCTCTTGAACTGAGCGAATGATGTAGTCACCATAGTCAGCTGAGTTAATGTAAAACTCTGGGGATGTACCTATATTCGTTGTGTATCTTATAATCATTCTCACTGGCTCGTTAGTAACAAAAGCATCAGCATCAAACTTGCTTGAGCCATCTTTAAACTCTATCCTAGCCCAGGCGGTAACTGTGCTCGTTACACCTCTGATCTCTTGCCCACCATAAACATCTTGCTGAAAGTTTCTTTGGTAGATTGTAATTCGTCTATCTAATCTTCCTATTAACATCCAACCACTCTATAAGGATTCAATAAGTGCTCTGTCATTTTAGGAATCTCAGTTGCTATTGTTCCAGTCACCACATCCTGCCTTAATTCATAATATCTACCAATCACTAAAAGCATGCTTTGATGAATTGCTTTTGGTATATCAGCCGCAACAGGCCCGCAATTTGTCATATCTATGTTTATTCCACTTGGTATATTGTCCGATGTATCAGGATAGCTAGTAGAGTCACTTAGAAAGATTCTAGCTGGCTGTGAATGGATATCAACGTTATATCCTGAAGCCCAAATAACTTGAGTATCAGTTGTATCATAGTAACTTATTGCAACTGCTCCAGGATTCCAAACTCCGTTCAAATGAATAACTGATTCATCAGGAAATTGATCAAGATAAAAATTCATTTTTGAATTTCTTGCAAGCATATATCCAAGATAATTCTCACAAGCACTACGAGCAACAGCGATTAGAGTATTGATGTATGTATCATCATCAGTGAATGACAGATCAATTCTCAATTGTGCTTTTGCCTCGTTTAGTGTAATTGGTTCGGTCACTGTATTGGTGGAGTGATATCGAAGCCGTCCTACATTATTTTGCTTGTAATTTCTTAGAAAATCTCTTATCATGTCAGTAAGTTAAAAAAAGAGGGAGCGAGCTTCCCCAACTCCCTCTTATTAAATTCAATTCAATTACGCGTTATCAACTCGGATAAATGCAGTATTGTTTTGAGTAGCTAATCCATCGCATAAAGATGTAGCAATCAATCGACCAGTTCCCGCGCTTGCGTTAGTGTAAGGATCAAAAAGTAAATCTAAACCTTGGAAGAAACCGATGTGGATTTTACTCATATCTCCTAGTAGGTAATTCGTACCAGTTCCCGCTTCATTTCCTACATTAGAGGAAGCAAATGCAAAGTAGCCAAGTAATTCTTTAGCAACGTTATCATAAGCAGGAGAAACATTAGCAACTTGTGCTAATTGTCTAGCCTCAGACAAAGCACCACCATCAAGCAACCAAGCCATTCTTGCGCCTTCTAAGTTAACACCATTAGAGATCAACTCTGATTCCATTGCTAAAAGCTCAGCAATAGTAGGAGCAGCACCTGCTACAGTTTGAGCAGCCGCGCCAGCAAAGATAGAAGCTGGAGCATTAGTTATATTAGCATCAGCTAACAATGCTTTTTCCAAAGTGGAAGCAATGCTCATAGCTAAGTTCTTACGAACAGCAGCCTCAACACCAGCATTTTGAGCCATTGCTTCAGCAGAAATTTCTACAATTGAGATCATTTTCTTGGGACTCAAAGTAGATGAAGTAGCAGTTCCAGCAGCAGCAACATTGCCACCAGTTTCAGCAACAAATGAAGAGGAGATTCCACTCATTACAGGGAATTTTTGATCAGCAATTGATGAGTAAAAATTTGCTCCCGCGCTTGCTAAAACTAGATTCGCTTGAAGTTGGTCAGTAAAAGACATTACTTCGGTTGGATTCGTGGCAGCATTACCTACGGCACGAGCCTCAAGAACAGCACTAGGAACAGCAACACCTCTGAACATTTGGTTTGGGTGAGCTCTACGAGCTTCCTGATCCATTTCAGCGGTCAAGCCAGATAAACGGCCAGAGTATGCTTGTTTCATTGCTTCTTGAAAAGAGTAATCTCTCAATTCTTTTGGCAATTCAACCTCCTCAATTTTTTCAGCTTTTTCAGCTTTAGCAGCATTCAATGTTTCAAATTGTGCAGCTCTTTTAGCTTGTGCTTCTAAAGCACCAGCTTTTTCAGACAAAGAATCAAAGTTAGTAGATTCGCTTTCAGTCAATTCGCGACCTTCTGCTTTTGCAGAGTCAACAATTGCTGTAAGGTTCTCAACGATGCTTGCTCTCTCTTCTGTGTAGAATTTAGATGTTTTCATCTTGTGTTTACAGTTTAAATTAAAATTTATTTATGATAGACAAACGCAGCTCAGCGAGAGAGCGTTTTGTTAAATCCACTTCTTCCTTCTCTCTTTCTTCCTTCTCTTTCGTTAGGTTTTCTTGCAATATCTTTTCTTCATTTTCTTTTTGCCATGCTTCCATTGAACGAAGTGCAACAGTTTTAGCACTAGAATAGGCGGGATACGATACGAGCGAAATATCCGCTAACATAGAAACCTTGTTGATTGTTCTGATATTTTGACCTTCTTTGACCTCCCAAGAATCATCTTCAACTACAAATGCAAAGCTATTTTCACTTAAAGTATTATTTTTTAATAGCGTTATGATATCTCTTCCAACAGATGTGTCAGGGATAGCAGCTTCATATCTCAAACCAACTTCATCAATAGACATTTTCAAAGTTCCGTTTGTGCTTCTTGCTAGTAGCATATTAGGATCATGATTAAAAAGGAATCTTACATCATCTTCTAATCTACCGTCAAAAGCTCCTGGAGCAATGATTTCTTTAAATCCCCCAAGCTCGTTTGATAAGCTATTAAAAACGCTACCATAGCCGATAACAACATTTTCATCATCTTCAGCTCTAAACTCAAGATTCTCGATTGTGAATGTTCTTACTTCCGTTTCTGGTGTTCTTCTCATTTCTTGTGGAGCGTTCTCCAAATCTTTGTTCTCTTCCATCTTAATTTTTTTTGCTTTGTTCTCTGACCATGTAAAGGCAAAATCCCCGCCCCAAAGCCCCCAAGCTATGCGGCCCGCTGACGGATAACCATCTTCACCAGCGTTAAATCCTTCAGCTTTTTTATCGACTTCATGTCGACTCAAATAGCTAAACATTCTTTTAACTCTCTCAGGAGTTATTTTATTTTCTATTATAGCGTTTGCAGTTCTAACTCCTATATCCGTTCCACCTCTATCAAACTCTTTCCTCCATTCCAAAGCCTTCTCAGCCTCTTCAATCATTCCTTGCGTGGGTGTTAAATCAATATCACTCACCGCTCTTTCCTCTTCAATCTGAGCAATGCAAATAGCAAGCCTTTGATCATCATCATATTCGTTTACCATTGTATCATCTATCATACATCGGTCAACAAAATCTTCATTTGTTTCGTTTTCGTTAGGAGTCGGTATCGGCATCCTCTTCTTTTGTTTCTCCAATAGGAGCGTAATTCATTGGGAAGTAGTGTGTATCACCATTCTCAATTCTATTCATATTTTCTAATTGTCGAACTTCATTGATAGACATCACACCCATGTCAATCATTTGCTTATAGAAATTAGCTCTAGCATTTGAATCCCCTCTCATTAAACCAGAAACATTGATTTTAACATAATGATTGGCTTGCTCGTTTTCTCTGAATAGTTTTCTATTAAATTCCTCTTCTAGATTAACAAGATAAGGAGTCAAAGTGTATCTAACAAAGTCAATTGATAACGCTTCAATACTTGAATAGTTAGCGGCTCGTTCAAGATGGCCGATTAATGATAATGGAACTTTGAATATCCGAGCAATTTCTTCAATCTGAAATCTTCTAGATTCTAGCAGTTGCTTATCTTGTGCGTTGATTCGTGTGGGTTCAAAAGACATTCCCTCCTCAAGGATAGCAGTTTTTCCAGCTGCAAAAGAACCTTGATAGGAATTATTCCAAGAAGTTCTGAGTCTCTCAATCGCTTCAGCACTTAGTTTTCCAGGGTGTTTAATAACACCACCCACTTGAGTAGTGTTACCCAACACGCTTCCAGCCGTATCATTTGCAGCAATCGAAGTTCCTATGGTTGCTCGCTGTGAGTTTAATACGCTTTTACCTTTTAATCCGTCAAAAGATAAACCTACAAAATGAAGCATATCATCCTTCATTACAGTTTCTTTTACTTCTTTTAACTTATAATATAAATCCCCCTCATGCTTATAGACCTCAACTTGATCGGGTTGGATGCATATCAATTCTATCGGGCGTGCAGAGCCATCGCGAATTATTAAAAAATAAGCATTCCCTTCTAGTAGTAAGTTGGTAAGAATAACCTCTTTGAACGTGTAGGGGGTCATGTAGTTGTTAGGCTTCTTTGCTAAGAGCTTATAGACTGGATGTGTTCTTTGTGATATTCTATCGCCATCAGCCTCCTCCATAAAAACATTGATAGGAAGGGATGCAATTGTTTCTGATATTAAACGCACACAAGCGTAAACAGCTGAAAAGCTAAGTGAAGATTCTTTAGTAACAGCGACCCCAGTGTTTGCTCCAAAGTTGCCAAGTGAATGCGCTCGTAAAAAGTTTTGGCCATTATCCCGTTTCTCAGAACGGAAAAAGTCAAGTAATCCCATAGGTAGGTTTTATACTACAAAGATAAGTTTTTCTTCCGTTTCTAAATGAATGTAATTCCTTTGTCTGAGTAGCTTGAATCGGTGTGATCATTATTCATATAAGACCCCAAGGCCATGCATAAACTAACCATCCCATCAATCTTTTCGGAGCTCTTGCTTTTGTCCATTTTGATATTTGCAGATTCATCTGTTTTCATGACTAAGTTGGAGCACATCCACCTCAACACTTTATTTCCACCATGATTTATTTGTTTACCTAACACCATGAGTTCGAGCTGTTTACATGGAGCAGACATGCTAGCAAAGCCCTGGCCGTAAGGCTCGCAAGGTAATCCGACCGCTGAAATGTCTAGAATAAGCTGGGAACTATTCCAACGGTCATAGGCTATGGATTTAATATTTACTACTTCAGCAACATCTTGTATTCTTTTTTTAATGTAATTATAATCGGTTACATCGCCCTCTGTTAATTCTAGGCCAGTTGATTCTTCTTTGCTCCATCCGATGTAATCTACCTGGTCGCGCCTACTTCTTATGTATGCGTTTTCTTTTGGTGCAAAGAAATAAGGTATCACAGTGAACCTATCATCTTCAGGAATGATGATAACAAATGCACTGATATCACGAACGCTGGCAAGGTCTAAACCAGCATAGGCTGTCATGCCTCTATAATCTTCTAAGTTAATTGGGCCTTTGTCGCAAGCCATCCATTGCGAATCACTCAACCACTTGCTTGCTGAACTCATCCATTGATTAAGATGTAACATACGAAAGGTGTTCTCATAGCTCGGTAGCTTGACAGCTTTCTCTTGCTCTCTTTTAAGATAGTCTAATTTAACAACACCACTCTCAAGCCCAGGATTCGCCATTCGCAATGCCTCTTCACTGGTCCAGTCAGTATCTAAATCACAATAATATTTTACATAATAGAACGAATCATCATCAATAATTTCCTCAGAAACTTTCCTTCCGTATTCTTCCGTTTTATAACAAATAGATTCTCTATTGAATCCAGCTGTTGTAATGGCAATGGTGAGAGGTTGCCTTCTTGAACCTACCGAGGTTGTAAGCGCATCCCACAAGCTAGCATCTTTCTGAACAAAGAACTCATCCATACAAATGAAACTAGCGTTGTATCCAAACTTCGAACTCGCTTCACTACTTAATGCCTTAAAAGATGAATTGGTTTTTTCGTGAATGATTGAATTTTTAAATACTTTAAGATTCTTATTTAATTGGCTATCAGCTTGCACCATGCCAGAGGCAATCTCAAATATTATACCAGCCTGAGATCTGTCTCCAGCACATATATATGCTTCAGCACTTGGCTCTCCATCGGCCAGCATCATATAAAGCGCAATTCCAGAAATGAGTGTACTCTTTCCGTTCTTTCTTGGTAAACAGATATAGGCCGTTCGGAATCTCCTGAGATTTGTTTCTTTGTATTTCCAGCCGAATAGGTCACGCACTATTTTCTTTTGGAATGGCTCAAGTAGAAACGGAGTGCCGCCAAGCTCTCCCTTGATGTGCTTGATGTGTCGCTCAATAAAAGTCACAACTCTATTGGCCGCCTTTTCATCAAAGTAAAACTTATCGCATTCCTTGATTTTCATAAGATGCGAAGTTGAGCTTGATGGTTTTTGATTCTCTTGATTGCGTTGTTGTAATAATTTTCATCAAGCTCGTAGCCAGTTAAATCGAAACCAAGATTGTGACAAGCAATAGCGATTGAGCCAGATCCGAGATGGGTATCAAGAATCTTATCTCCATCGTTTGCATAGTTCATCAACAGCCACTCGTATAGTTTAACTGGTTTTTGTGTTGGGTGTATTCTTTCACACTCTACAATATAAAACCCTCTGTTTCCAATCTGTTTGTGTCTAAAAATATAACTTCCTTTGTCGGTACTGCACCAAGCAAGTTCGGACTTCCAGAGTCCGTTTCTTGCAGTGTCTTTTTTATCCCAAACAATCATTGATTTTGTAGCGCCTAAATAATCAAGAAAGAAGTTCCCACCCCAAATAATCTGATTTTTAGATACTCTTTTTAACTCATTAAAATATTGTTTTGATGGAATATTACTATCCCATTTTTTACCATCTTTAAAAACTCTACTTTCGTAATTTAATCCATACGGTGGGTCTACAATAGCTAAATCAAATTCATTGTCATTCATCTCTCTCATTGCTTCCAAGCAATCTCTATTGTGAATCTTTTTTAAATCCATTAGTCAAAGAAATTAAAATCATCTGTTTTCTCTTTGTCCTGTTCAGGCATACTAAGTGAGCCTCTTGATGAAGGAGTGAATCCAAATTGCGTAGCAATTTTGAGCGCATTTTGAAGAGCCGCTTGCATCACTTTATATTTAGGGGCAATCTTTGAAGCTCTCAATTTGCCGTCTTTGTCATAAGTCCTTTCGGTATAATTGCCACCCATCTCTTGAGCAATGGCATTGTAAGTTCCCATCTCATTGCAGTAAGCTGCCAAAACAGATAGATCGGTTAGGTGAAGCATTTTAATATTCGCTAATTCGTTTGTCACCAGCTCCCATTCCTTTGCGCCTTGCTCGTTTAAAAAATCGGGAGCACTTGGCATAGAAATAATTTCCGAAACTTTCATTTCATTTTTTTCAGTTCGACAAGGTTGCAATGTACCCTGAAGCTCTTTTACTTTTGTTGGTTTCTTTGGTCTAGCCATATCTAGTTTCCTACTAAATCAATTGAGTTATGCATGCAAGATATCGAGTG